TAACCAATGAAAGATAATTACCTGCGAGAGTTCCTGCAATTATATCTGCCGATATTTTGTTATATAGATCGCTTCCTAAATAGTTGGTGATATGTATCTCCTGAGCTACCTTAATCCATTGTATGAACTTATCCGTATCAATCGAACCGCCTAACGCTGTTGATCTAACTAAATCCTCTCTCTTTATAAATAATGCTGTTGCCATTTTTATCTTGGGTTTAAAAATCCTTGATTAGGCATATCTACGGGCCTTGTAGCTACCTTTCTATCATTTACCTCAACGTCTGCGCCTTCTCTTTTGGCTTTGTTTACGCTTATCTCTGCTCTTGGGTTTTTGGCGTCAACTGCTCGTGCGTCTTCTTTCGCCATAAATACCTTACGCATCCAGAAGTGATGACACCTAGCTCCTCCTTTGTAAAGCCATATGTCGTAAGTGTCTGCGCCTCTAGGCCCAAAACCTGCGTTCACTCGTCTTGATCCCATTGCAAGAATATCTTCTTTACGATAGACCTTGTTAGCCTTCTCCATCTTTTTACAAAATTCTCTGGAGTTTGGATTGTTTCTTTTTGGAGCATAACCATAACGAATCTTGTAAGGTCTGCCTTCAGGTGTTACGCCATCTTGTGAAGATTTAGCGTTTGTCTTAGCTACTCCTGTTGAGGCGAAAGCAAAGAACTTATCCATCTGTGCTTCTGCATCATAATCAACAGGTGCTTCCTCGATAAGCTCCCACTCGTCTTCGTTAATCACTTCTCCCAAGTCCTCAAGCTCTGCAAAGACTTCGTCAAGGTGTTCGTCGTCAATATCTGATGACATATTAATAACCTCGTCGTGAGACTCGCAAGGCATATACCAAATGACTCCATCCTCTTCGTGTTCGTGATGTCCTTTGCAACCTTTTGCTAATGCGGCCTCCTCTGCCTCTTCTATTGTATTGTAAACCTTTTGACCATCAATCTCTTTTAGTCTTACATCTTCGCTATTTTTTATTGGTATGCAATTAGGAACTTTCTTTCCGTTCTTCGTTTTCATCCCATATTGCTCGTAACCCGCTTGACAAGGCTTTTTCAAATCCACAGAACCCAACTTGACTCCTGTCTCTTCTTCTTTTGTTTCCTTATCTGTGATTATATCATCCTTAAATTCTAAAGGCTGTAAGGTCTTAAAATATACATTTAACGAAATATCGTTGTAAGCAAGTATCTTATCAACCGCATCAAGTAAAAGCTCTTGGAATACTCTTATGACTGTGTTGTCAAATAACGCTGAAGCTGTTTTAAGCTCCTCTGCGTTGTTTCCTAGTCCACTCTGGTCTTTAATACCTAAAAGCATTGGCGAAGTAACCCTGTGAGATACCATTAACTTTCTCATTGACTCATCAGCTAGGAACTGATATTGATCTGAAGCGTCTGACAATTGTACAGGCGTAATATCTGCGGCCATCTCTTTATTGTCGTTGAAGCTCAATATAAACTTACCAGAGTTGCTCGTTCCTGAATACTTTTCTGCAATCCTGTTTTCTATTGTGTATCTCTCTTCCTCCGTTGGTACTCCGTTGTTGAAGTTAATCAGCATTGAAGGACTCATCCCGTTCTTGATGTTGTTTAGGTGATAGTTAGAAACCTCCTCTTCAAGCTCCGCATAAGGTAAGCCTCCCTGATAGTCAACAGGCGAATAATAATAGAATGATGGTCGATAAGGTCTTACATATAGAATCTCAATTCCTTCGTTGCTTTGTCCAAAAGAGGGTATTCGTAAAGGTGTTTCTTTTTTGTTTCCTACTGCGTCCCAATCTTTGGCGTAGTAATAAGCCTCAACATCTCCCTCGTCATTACACCTTTCGGCTCTCAGGCTTTCGATAGGCATATGATGAACTTCAGTAACCTTTGAGTGATCCTTTGAATAAATAATCTGAAAAGCACATTGGCCCATCATCTTTAAATCTGCCGACACCTTACGCATACAATCTTTAGAAAATAAAGACTTCATTTGAGCGTATTGTAGAGGTCTTCTTGCTGAGTCGGTAGCATCTAACCCTTTACCGTAGATAAGCTCGCTAATGCCATTTATAATAGCTGAGTTGGATGCTGATCCGTTATACCTGTCAATAAGATATTGGAAGTAGTCGTTGTTGTCGCCATAACTCACCCATTCCACATTCTTATATTCCTTTACTTCGGGTGTTGTGTATGACGAGAGATTTACAAATCTAATGTTGCTCATATGATTACATATTCATTATTATAAGACGTTTCCTTTGTGTAAACACCTTCGTTCACCGTGTACTTGTCTAATTCTGTTTGTGAAGTTACAAAAACTCGGTCTTGATATATTACGTTAAAACCGTCTAAAATCTTTAAGGTATAGTATCTGTTGTTTACCAGAGAGAAAGTGCCTGTAAGAGTCATAAAACCATTCGAGGAGGATACACTTACAGAAGGTGTTGCTGTTGTATTTTTAGACTCGTCAATTAATTTCATAGTCACACTCACAGGGTGTGAACGTGGAATAATCACAAGGGATTGATTAGAGTCGGATACTTGTAAAATGTGCATCGTACTTAAATAACTAAAAAGTGAAAGTTTATTCCAAAAAGAAAGGGGGAAATAATCCCCCCTTCTACACACAATAACATACCTAGCGAATATACGCTGATACGAAATACAAAGATAGAACTTTATTTACAAACTATCAAGGCTCAATTTGAGTTCCACTTACAGTAATACCAACAGTTGCTAAAGTATCGTCTAAGAAGTTCGCAGGCTTTTTCTCTTGCGCTGTTAAGCTCAAAGTATATCCGCTTAAATCTCCCATAGCCGCACCTGTTACAATCGTGCCTCCTGTAATCTCTGCTCCAAATTCTAATCCCATCAAAAAGATGTTGCCATTGTAGTCCTCTACAAATACGTGAGGTCTGCCATAAGCCATCAACTTTAATTCCTTATGAGATTGCTTATCTAGTTTCGTGAAAGTAAGCTCCAAAACCTGCTCATAAAATGTTGTCCCATTCTCACGAGAGGAGTTAACATTTTGAGTGAATGAAGAATTACCTTTTACGTCATATTGAAACGCTGTGGGCGTTCCCGCAATTGTCTCGATTGCGTCTGTGTTTGTTGAATCATAACCGATTGCGCCGAAGTCCCCGAAATCAACAAAGTAAACGGACTTGATCCCGCCAACCACATCTTTACAAGGTACTGCTCTTCCTATTGTTAAATCACAAGCCATTTTTTATTTAAGTTTAAAAAAAAAGGGCAGGTAGTAAAACCCACCTACCCTCTTTTATGTTAATAATTAATTTTTACGAGTACAATACGCAGTCAGAACCAATTCCGTACTGAACACCTGCTGTATATCTCATAATAACTCTCACGTTCTGTGATCCGTCAAGGTCACCCATATCCAACAACTTCACTTCGTTATGGTCTGATAATAAACCTGTGCCGAAGTAGAGGTTGGACGCTTGAGCGGCAACCATTGTGTTAGCGGCTAAACCACCAACTAGAGCAACTCTGATTCCGTCAAAGAATAATGGCTCGTTTCCGTACCATTGAGTTCCTTTGTTGTCTGTACCATTAGCACCAAGACCAGAAGCTCCGAATCCTCCTAAAGCACGAACATAAGCACGAGCAACATTTGAAGGAACGTAGATTGTTAAGTCTTCCTTACCATAAACAGCACTTGGGATAGCGTCTGCAACTTTTCCTAGTTCTGCGATTACGTTAGCCGCGTCAACAGTTGTTCCTGTAACGTCGTTAACGTCTCCGTCTGCTGTCATCAAAGCTGTAAAGCCATCAAACTCTCCTGCTGTTGCGTTAGCACCTGACCAGATAGTCTGCTCAGTCTTTTGTGCAACCTTAGCGGCAACGTGACCGATAATAAAGTCAGAGAAATTTGCAGGTAGATTATCATAAGCTGAATAACCCATTTGTACAGCCTCCCAATCAGATCGGAAGTCTTTCTTACAAAGTTGTAAATTAACTTGGAACTCTTCAGGCTGAAGGATTCTCTCAGTCAATGTTACTGTTGACGTTGCTGAAAAGTCACAAGTTGCGTCAGCAACGATGTCGTTAGTACCGACCTTTTTAACAACTTCTTTATATTTGATATTAGGCTTGATTTCGACAAGACCTTTATCTAAAGTGTCCGCTGAAAGCAACGCACTAGAGATGTATTTCCCTGCGAACTCTCCCGCATAGGTAGTAGTGATAGATGTAGTAGTAGCCATTTGCTATTTTTATTTATTAAAATTAGAGAAAACCCTGTCCAAAGAAGATCTACGACGATTGTTCGCCATTTTCACTTCTTCTTTCTGAGTTGTTTGGGGATTGTGTTTGATTGGCTTTGCGGCCGATTGAGAGGAAAGCTCTTTCTTTAAGTCTGAATTTTCATTCTCAACTTCGCTCATCTTCTCTTTGTATGAACCCATTTCTTCACGAATTGCTGAAAGCTCTGCCTTGATCTCATCAATCAAAGGAGAAACAACTTCAATAACTTGCTCTTTTATTGGGCTTTCTTCTGCAAGCTCAACCTCTTCGTCTGCAACTTCTTCGGAAGATTCTTTAACCTCCTCCTCGAAGTGAGTTTCTTTTGTTTGAGTCTCGACAACTTTTTTAGGTTCAGCTTTAACCTCAGATTCAGAAGCCTCGACTTCTTCAACTTCAGCTTCCACCTCTTCTTGCTCCATTGGCTTAATCTCTCCAATGATGCCTTCTTCGCTTACGACTAAGATTCTGTCGTCTCCGATAGGGTACTCACCAACAGGAAGCGCAATACGCTCTTCTTCATTGACAATAAATACCTCGTTTCCCGCTTCAAAAGCGTCTGCCTCTAAGACAGTTCCATTCTCAAGCGACATTTGCTCAAGTTTGACTTCAACGGCCTCTGATTTTACAGATGACAATTCAGTCATTATTCGTTTTAATACGTCAGTTGCTTTCATAACTATTTAAATAATTGATTAGAATAAAGAAATTACATTTTTAATTGTTTCCCGTTGTTGGCCCAATGCCTTGCGCCCACAAACTACCATCGCAACACTTGCGAGAATAGGTTTGTTTGTCTTTACACAAACAGCCTCTTTTTGAACCTTTGGGAGAAGTTCTTGAGGGTATCTTCACATCACCTTTCATAGTAAGTCTAATTTTTTTAGTTTGCTTTCTGACCATCGCTTTGCCGCTAATCCTCCCCAGAGTAAAAACGATATAGTGCCACAGGCTTCCTTATCGCTTGGGTTGTAGTATTCTTCGGCTCTTGATAAGTACGAATACATTCTTTTGATTGTCTCTACGCTTATAGGTTTACCTTGAGCTAACTGTTGCGCTCTTACCTTACCGACTTGTGTAGCGCATTTATTGTTTACCTTCTCGTTTAGGTTTATCCCTCTTTGTGCGTTATTAGAAACTGCCTTTGGATAGTCTGAGAAAGATTCTAATTCGGTACGCTTACCGCTTTTTACCCTTTTGTCTTTTTTGATGACTGCGTTAATCTGGGATAGTATAAGTTTAGCCTCTTCCTCTTCGATAGAAAGCATCTCTTGCTTTGCAAAATTCACCTTGTCTACAAAATACCCTTCAATGCTAAATCCTTTTACCTTGTTTGTTTTAACATAGTTCTCCCAGATGTCATCGTTGTTGACCTTCATAGAAACCATCCAAGTACCAACAGGCATATTTAGATCGTATACGTTTGATTTGTCTTTTACTTCGTCTTCTACAATCCAAGACTCAACAACGCTAAGACCTTGTAATTCGGCTTCGTGTTCTAGGGTAGATTTGTTTTGATTTCCGTTTTGAAAAAACAACTCACTAGCCTTGCGGATTGTGTCCTTTGAGAAATACACATAAAACTCCTCCTCACCGTTCTTCCTGTAAATAGGTTTATTAGGAACAAGGGCCGCACCCATTAAGATTCTCTTTTCTTGGTCTTGTGTAGCAAACTCAATCTTTTGGGTTTTAAGTGCTACAAAGTCCTCCTCTATTGCGGGATTCTCTACGATGCTTATTGCTTGGATGCCCATCAATTCTTGCATCTCGTCTAATACTAATTCAATTATATTCATTATCCAAATGTTGCTGTTCTTATTCTTCTACGTTGTAATTCTTGTGAGCTTGATACATCGCCTCCTACCACATAAGCTCTTAATGGCTTATCAAATTGAGAACCGATCGATTGCGCTAACTGATTTATTCCACTTCCACCTACTATATTAAATTGAGGAGGTAATGAAGGCGTTGATATCGTTTGCGTTGGTGTAGGTACAGATTGATCAGGAGTCGTTGGTACTCTAGTGCTTCGCATTGCATTAACATTTGCAATACCTGCCGCTGTTACTCCTGCGGCCGCTATAAAGTTAAAAGGAGGAGGAGAACCTGCTAATGCTGTTGTTGCTGCACCATATGTGTCAATAACTGCTCTGGCTATCATTATTGCTTTACCAAGTTTGTTCTCTCTACCTAATGCGTAAGCTACGTTTGCCATAGCATCCTTTAAGACATCAGCGTTTGCAATTGTAAAGTTGACATAATCACCTACGGTAGCGGATTGCTTTTCTACTGTGTCGGTTGTTGTATCTATTGCAATTGTAGATTGTCTTTGTACCATTCCAGAAAGTTCGCTTTGAGAGTCTGCAATTTTTTGCATAGACTCACCAACCTTCGTTTCCATCTCTTTAAGGTTCTCACGCCTTATGTCTGAAAGTTCTTTTTCTTTGGCAATCTCTTCATTTTTTAATGAGATTAACTTTGCCTGAAATTCTGTTCTCTTAGCAAAGTTGGCTGTCTCTAAATCAAAAACCCTAGCACGAGCTTCTTCGACTGTCTGTAAAAATTCTTCATCAGATTCTGCAAGGTTACCCTGTGCCTCTAATACCCTTAATCTCTCTTGTGCAGTTTCTAATTCCTTGTCTGTTACTTTTTGCTCAATTTGACCGACCTTGATAATAGCGTCTCGCCTCTCTTCAATAGACCTGTTTATATCTTCAGCAATTAATTTTGCTTCTGCGGCTTCTTTATTAGCTCTTGCTCTTTCTGATATTAATTCTCTTTCTGCTACAACGACACCATTCATTGCTCGCTCTAGTTCTGTTGCTAACCGTACATCATTTTTAATCTCTTCACCTATTCCTGTGAATCCATCTTTTACGGTCTTAATAGCACCTTTAAAATCGCCTGTAAACAATTTAAACAAACCCTCTCCCAAAGACGTAACAACATCCGCTAACGAATCCATACCCGCTTGTAGGCCTGCAACAATTACACGCAACTTTTGTGCGCCTCTCTCTGTCCTTGTGAAATATGATACTAATGAGGTTACAGCAATTAATAAAGCTCCAATCCCTGTTGCTATGATAGCACCCTTGAGTGTTTTAAAGCCTCCTACAACCGATTTAAGACCACTTCGTAAACTTCTGAATGCTGACACAGCACCTCCTGATTTAGCGTCTATTGCATCAAAGCCTGAACTGATCGATTCGTTAACGTCACTTGATGCTTCTTGTGTTTGTTCTGCGGCATCGGTTACGTTGTCATACGCATTGACTGCGCTCTTGCTATCTCCTTCAATTATAATTTTCTCAACTACGGGCATTATCTACGTTTTAAAAACTCTGACCAATTATTAGGGATTCTGTATTTGCCTTTTGCTATTTCAATATTCTCACTTTCCCCTCTCCATTCATCGGCTTGAAGTAATTCTATTAAGTAACTTAAATAACTCTTTTTCATACATCATTTAATAATTCCAATCGCACCTTGCCTGTCGTGATATTTATATCAGCATTATTGACAATCCACTTTTGGTTGTTCCACAAGATTTTATTTTTAAGGTCTAGGTCGATTATCTTACCAATAGGCAAAACAGCATCAACTTGCACAACCCTTCGATTCTGGTTGTATAGGTCTGTTATGTAATCTGACCAATAAGTATTGTAAAGGCTGTTTGGTACAGTTGCTAAAAAGAAAGGATTAATATCACCACCCCAACAAAGAGAAAAAGCCGCTCCCACTCCTGTTGAAGTAGACGATACATTTGCGTACCATATCTCGTCGATTGGCCCTTGTTGTGTATTTGTTTCGTCATAGAATCCTAAAGGGTTTGCGCTTATATCAAGATTGAACTCTCCGTAAATTAAAACAGGTGCGCCCAAATAAGGGTTTAGGTTTCCATCTGAGTCGGCTTCTCTTGTTATGCTTTTATAGGCTAATATGTTTGTTGCCGCACTTCCTGTTACGTCTGTTAACTTCTCAAACAAAGGACATTCAAAAGGTAATTGTACTTCAAACTCTTCCCCATCAAACGGAAAGTCGCTGTCTAAATTTCCAAATGCTGACGGGTTTGTTCTTGCATATTCTTGACCTAGTATTTGATCTGTGTCTTGGTATTTGTACGCTATCCTATTGTATAAGCTCGGTCTATTGATAGACACTTCGGTAACGTCTATAAACTCTTGAAAGTCTTTGTCTGATCCTGTCGCATACCAATCGTCAAGCGTTTGTAGATTAAATTGGGTTGAACTGTTAGGCGTTATGACTAGATTATGTGCTCGTATAATCCCCTGAATAAAGTCATAAACTTTCATCTCTGGTAACAACTCGCTAACTCTTACCGTAACAGTAACTGTTGCTGTTCCTGTCATTGAAGCTGTTCCTAGATTTATAGTAGTAGACGGGGGAATATCAAAAACCAACTGCATTGTTGTTACTTGATATGTTAACGCTGTACTATTGTCTTGATTCTTTACTCTTAAACTAATTCTGTCACCATCTTGAATATTTGATAATCCAAAAGAATAAGAACCCGTTGAAGATATGACTTGACTCGTGCTATAAGCTCCGTTTACATAGACAGCAAAATTTCCTGTTTGGCTTAATGTTCCTAATGTGAAACTTAACGTAAAATCTCCTGACGATGAACCAAAGTCTGAAGGGATGTCAAAAGTGTCATTTGTAAGATCAAAATATGTTCCTGTACTTGAATTAAAATTAATTTTATCATAGGTCATTGCGTTAGGTTGATCCTCGTACATATAACCTTCTCTTCTATGCGCCCAAAGGAATAATTTATTGAATTGGGTGTCGCTCATAAAATTACCTGTAAAGTCAATCCCGTATTTAGATTCTATTGCTTCAAACAACTTAACGACTTTTACCGCAGGTTTTAAGTGAGCATAAGAAACACCGTGATTGTGCGTGCTGTGATACGCTATGTTTGCAGTAGAATGACCAGAAGCGGATGAATCGTAAAACCAATTATTTTTAGGACTCATCAAAGGGTAAAAGATATCACCACCTCCCAAAGCGTCTTGATTAAATCCTGATAATATCGTTGCGCCATCGTAATCGTGATCGTATGCGCTAAGGTCTAAGTCATACAAATAATCATCGCCAAACAAATCCTTTAAATTAACAAGCTGACCATAAAACGTCATTGTGTATGCACTCGGTTCGTTGTTCTTGTTTGATACACTTTCAAGCTCAATCACTCCCTCTCTAAATGTTAAAGAGTTTATTTCTATTCTTGCCGATTGTCTTACCCTACCATCAACACCTCCTGTAACGTCAAAACGATAGTAATGTGAAAAGATTTTGTTGTTTGTAGTGGAGGCGGGAACGGTAAACGACTGCGTGAAATCTGTGAAGATTGTTGCTAAGTCCTTTATGTTTTGAACTGATACATTTATGCTTATCTGTTCGTCTTGGAAAAGGTCTAAGCGTTCGTTGTTTATATAAACGTCAACTTGATTCATTTTATGTCGTTTCTCTGATCGTGTCCTAAATTGAAACTCATTGTGTAATTGATAGTCTTGTCGTTGACTCCCTTTTGGTACTCAACCGATCCTCTCACAGGACTTAGATTTCGATATGTTCCGTTTTCTAATATCCTGACATCTTCACTCATAAGAATCTCCTCAATGATGTCTTTGTAAGCCTCCTCAACCCATCCTGTGTTTAGGGTTATGCTGTTTCTTGAATTGATATTGTAATCTTGGTATTTGGCTGTTGTAAAAGATGGCTCGGTAAATCCATCAGCGTAAATACTTCGGTTGTATTGCTCGTTTGTAAAATTGCCTTGCTCTGTGCTTTTCTTAAAGAAGGTTACATAATCACTTACCCCGTATCTGTTAACATACTGAATAATCTCAGGAGTAAATTTAGGCTCACAGATAACTTCGTAATTGTGGGTGATTTTGTCGTGGCCTCCTAGATCGTCAATCTCGTTCATAAGACATCCCCAAGCCTCAACCGTTCCACCATCTGTTTCGACTCTTCCTTTGTAGTCAGCTCCCTCGCTATTTGTTATGAGGTTTATTTTGTAAGTGCTTGTTGGTGTTACTCCTACATAATCGCCTACGCTCAACACACCACTAGGAATGTATATCACCTTATTCTGGCTTTCGTTAGAGTTGTTTGCGAATCCTAATTCATCCTCAAGGACATACCAATATTCCGTACCATCTATTTCGTAGGATAAAGCGTTAAGACCATTGCCTGCTAAATACAAAGCGGCTAACGCTTCTCTATTTGCTGAATATACTTGATGCGTTCTGTCAATCGTTAATCGAGCATCTGTTGTTTGTCTGTTTTGAGCTTCTAATCTTTTTGTCCATCCATCCGTTACTAAAAACGCACCTGACGTTCCTGTTGCCCAGTTTCCAATAGTAGGGCTACCTGCATCATCGTAGTTCCAACCTCCCGTAAGATTAACCCATAACACCTCACCCACTTCAGAAGCACTCGGAGACGTTATATTAAATTTACCCATACCGTGTACAAATTCCTCTCTGATTAGATTGCTTAATTCAAAGTTTATTATCTCGTTTACTGATACGGATTTTGAGAGATTGTACTTGGCTGTTGTTGTTGCTGTTTTTGCTCCTGTGTATATTTGCACAGCGCAGTCCATCGAGTTTAAAGCGTCGTTTGCTAATGCGTTATTTTTACCCGTTAAAAAAATCGGGCTTCGCGACATTCTTACGCTTACGGGAATTGCTGATGTTGGTGTACTCATTTTTCAGTAAATTTTTTAAACTCTTCTTGGGTTAGTTGAAATGCCTTTGTTATCTCGATTGGGAGTTTGTTAAATGCTAGGTTGAAAGGTCTTGTAAAAAAGTTAGTTGTTGGTAATCCTGTTTGATAGATAGAACGAGCAATCAAAAAGGCTGTGCTGTCATAGCTCATAAACTTACCCGTCTTTCTATCTTGAAATTGAAACCTTTTTCTCCTTACCCATTCTGGTATTGAATCTCTCAAGCCTCCCCTTCTTCCTGATCCTGTTCCAAAACGATAAGGACTGTCAGGTGCTTTAGCTGATGAGTTTTTACCCTTTACTCCTTTGTCTAAGTATTCGCCATAATCTTCCATCTCAAAAGCAAAGGAAAAGGATGTGCCTTTTTTAGATACATCAACCTTATAATCTAAAGAGTTGTACAATTTGCTTGATACGTTCCTTTTCTTTTTTGTTAGGTTGCTTCTCGCTTGCTTGATAACAGATTTACCAAACTTATCTAATGCCATCTCTATGTTGTCTTGACGACTCATTAGCAAACAGAGATTTCGGTGTTAGGTAATAGCACATCAAACGTCGCTGTCCATCCTGTAAGCAAGTTTTCAAACCTCTCGTTAAAAGGTGTACAAACAGGGTTACCATCAAGCTGATAAAGGTCGGTGTATAGTTGTCCTTTTCTGAGCTTCATTACAAGGTCATTAATAACTTGCAATTGAGTGTTTAGAATATCTTGCTCGTTGTTGTTATTGTAAAAGGGTTCTGTCTGGTCTCTTAAATCCTCTTTAAGCTCGTCAATTACATCCATACACATAACCGATAGACTAACCCTTACAACCTGACCTTCTATCGTTGCTTGGTTTACCATTATATGAGATAAGGGAAAGATCGTTTGCTTGTTTAGGTCTACGTCAAAGATGTCGCCAAAGGTTACGACGTTCACTTGGCTGTTAGCTTCAAGTGTGTCCTTTATGGTTTTTGTTATGTTATAAAACTGTCTCATTTAATGTTTGTTTTGATAAGGTTTTTTTCGACTTGGTTTTTTTGCTTTTCATAATCAAGGAAAGTGAGGCACTTGTGAAGGGATAATCCTGCAACCTCGTCAAATCTTCTAACATCGCCTTTAGCAAGGGTATAGATGGTGTTATACCATCCCCAAGTATTTGAGAATTGAGATTCTTGCGAGTAGTCTTGTTCGTCTCTTTCTCCAAAGAGTTCAGGGTAGCCATCAACAACTCTTTTCCTAAAGTCCAAAAAAAAACCACAGCACCCATTACAACATCCATTGGAGCATCCTTCATTAGGTCGCAATACTTATCAGAAGATTCATAAGGCTCAACTACATAATGCTTTCCTACCTTACCCGTTACAGGTCGATATAGTATTGCCATTGTTTTATGGAGGTTTTGTATGTCGGTTAGATATGTATCCAGATCAACAAACTCACCATACGAAATATCATCAAGTGAAGGAATGAATCCAAATTCTTTGTCTCCTAGATTAAATCTTTGTTTCAGCTTAGGCTTACCATTCATCATTGTAGATATGCGCTTAAACACCTTAGAAACGTCTTTAAATCGAATGCTTGGTAATCTCTCCATTGGGACATTACAAAATATCTCCAACATTTTCTTTGTAAGAAACTCTTCGTCACCTTCTATCTTCGCAAACCTTTGATATTGCGCTAGGGTGATTTCATCCAATGATGTTGGTACAATTACTTTCAATTCCATCTCTTAAATAACTTTTTGTTTTTATCTTATTGCATACCTTCCGTAATTAGGTCGGCTCATCCTGTTAAAGGTAGCGTATCGAATAGCATCTATTGCGTGATTCCATTTATCAACGGGCCTGTTGAGTAGGTTTCCGTTCTTATCCTCTTGCCAAGAATAGTTTTGCATTTCTTTGATTAGGTTCGTACTGCTTTTTGTTACAAAGATTCTATGACGTTTTAATATGTCGATTCCTGCCATTATGCTGTCTTGTCCTTTGGCTGTTGGTTTTATATTCCATCCAAACCTGTGAAGCTCCTCTATGCTTTTAGGCTCTGCGGAATCTGCCCATATCTCATCGTATCTGGTCAATCCTAATTCCTTTAGTTTTTGGCTTATGTCAGAATTGGTTAGCCTTGTGTGATATAGCATTTCTTCAATGTATAAATCCCCTTCGTGTTTGTAAACTTTTACAAGTGCTGTCGGATCGTTTGTAAATCCAAAGTCCAACCCTAACGAGACAACCTCACCTTTAGGTTCATCAACTATATTGAATTGAAAGATCGTTGCTCTGCTTGCTCCCCTTTCTCCTAGTCCGTATATCCTCCAATAATCCTCATCAGTACCTCTTAACCTTTCTATCTCTGACCTTATGCCCTGATCAAGGAAAGGGTTGTCTTTGTATGTTGTTTGAAAGAAGTCGCAATCCTCTCTGGGTATTACCTTATCATAAATCCAATGGAAAGAGTCTGACGGGTTGTAGTCTAATATTATCCTTCCATCTGTCCTGAAGATTAACTGTTGCCAATCCTCAAAGAATAATTCGTTAGCCTCGTTTATATATAGTAAATTTCTTTTACGACCTCTGATCTTTTGTGGTTGGTCTAATGAGATGAACTCAACTACGTTTCCGTTTAGGTTGTATTCGTGATTAGATCGGTTGTGAAGCTCTTCAAAGTATGCTCCATTGTTTCTTAGTATCTCAAAGAAATCTCTCATTACAGAAGCTCTAAGAGATGGGAATGACTTTCTACATATGGTTATTACTTTTCCTTTATTGCGTGTTGAATAGTTCAGGATAATCCACAACAGGATGTTATACGTTTTACCTGATCTCGTTCCTCCCTGCTCAACAACAATCTTCTTGTTAGAATTGAGGAGGTGTTTGTAGACTTTATTCGTCTGAATCTTCACCGCCTAGTATTTCAACCTCAAAGAGATTATCACCCATTTGATGAACTTCCTGTCTCTCAACATAACCTCTTTGTTTGCCTTTGGTCTTTAGGTAGAATATTGTTGCGGCTGTTGATCCCTCTCCTATCTGTTTATGGAGTTGGCTTTCTGCAAAGTCTAAGGCTATGTTTTTTATCTCGTCAACTTCCTTTGCAAATTGCTTGTCGTTTTTTAACCAATTATAAAATTGTGTTCTGCCTATGCCGACATTCTTACAAGCTGTCGTTACAACACCCAGAGATTTCTCCAACGCCTCTATTATTGCTTTTTTATGTTGTTCGGTTTTGTTCATTTGTTAATTCGGTTAATTATATACTTAAATAACTCTTGAGCCTCTTTTTCTGTATTGTTATCTAATACGGTGACTTGGTTCTTGCTTAATATATTATTTATTTTCGTCTGTTTGGCTTTTAAGAATCTAGGTGTTTGGTTATCCCCTCTAAGATTATGCCTTTTTTCTATTGTTTCTTGGTTTGCCTTTATTACAATTATTTCGCATTCTTGTTTATTGAATAGACTTTGATTAAAAAGCCTGTCGCCTTCAAATACAAATTTAGCGTTAGGCAACTTATCTATCATCTTTATAAAATGAGGCTGAACAGCCATACTCAATTTATCTGTACCACAAAAAACAGAGTTGTCATAAATACCTAAAAAGTATATGTTCAGAGCTTCGGAATAAACACCCCTAAGTAAACCATACTTAAAACTCTTTAATGGCTCATACTCCCTTAATACTTTTTTCATTAAAGTTGATTTGCCACTTGCGGGAATACCTCCTATTGCTATAACCATTTTTCTAGTTTTTTTATAAGATAAGGGTAAATAACTAACCCGTCTTTCCAACCTCCATTAATTATTATGTTGTTCTTATTTATTCTAATAAACATTCCCTCTCTTGGATTTTTAACATTAATAGGTCGAGAACCAAATACAATCTTTTTATATTTTGTCATCCCATAATCTTTTAGCCTTTGTAGACTTTTAGCAATATAAGAGTCTCTTTTACTCATATAATTTTTATGCCTTATTGCCGTGCTGTCTCCATACCATATAAGGCCATCGTGCCAATTCATTATTTTCTCGTGCGTGTATGGTCTGTAAGTATTTATTCTATCTGGAGTATGAAAATTATTAAAGAAAAATCCGTGACCTGTTAATGCATCTAAGTTAGGAAGTTTAAAAAGGGCCTTTGCTAAGAATCCTGCACAAACAATATTTATTCCTTTGTAGTATTTTGTTTTTGTTTTGCATCCCTCTTCATCACAATCAATAACCTTTTCATTAATATATTCCTTCACAAGAACTTCAGGTATAGGTAAATGATATAATTCTTTTTTTATGAATTTGCCCTCAAAAGTTCTTTTCTCTACTAAATAATTATTATGAATAAAATCAAGCGAATCTTTTATGTAGCTTACATCTTTTAACCAAGTATCACTAAATAGATTTTCACTTATAATTGATGCGGCAAAAGATAGTTTTGCATCAAATATCCTGTAAGGTATTCCTTTGTTATCAAAGTCTTTTGCGACCATACTTCCGCAAAGTCCCGCTCCAATTATATTATACATTCTTTCGCTCTTTTTTTTAAGTGAAGTATGTCTTGGCCCGATTGATATTTATTATGCATATGAGAATGATATTTGCACAAAAGCGTTTCTAATTCATTTAATCTTAACCCCTTGCCCCCGTTGTGAGGCGTATCGCAGTTTTTAAGGTCTTTTAAGATACTGTAAGCGTTTTCTAAAAGCCTTTTGTATGTCTTTGTGTCGTTTAGTATTTTAAGGTCTTCTGGAAGGTTATTTACAAGTAATAATCCTTTTAATGGGAAAGTGTAAGCCTTTCTGAAATCTATTGAATCAAAGTCAACCTTAATTCCATAACAACAGTCGATCAAATCCATAAATTTCCAAGCTGACCACGATCCAAATCCATTAATTGTTTTTATTTTATTAAAAATTTTATTACCGTTCATTGAAAAAAATCTCTCAACATCTACATCCATAAAAGCCTTTTGAATATTGTTCAAGTATTCTCTTGCTTTATTCTTACTCTTTCGCCTTTCGTTGCCATATTTAACATCTTCTATTTTCTTTTGTTTTGTTATTACTTCTAACTCCGAATAACTGTCATAGATAACGAGCTTGTGTAATATCCAATTAAATACTTGTTTTTTATTAAATCCTAATTCCTTGCTCTTCTCTCTTATAAGTATATAATCTGGATCAATGTCCCCCGTAATTAAAAGGGATTTAGAAAAGTCATAAAAAGTTTGCTTATCCATTTAGCTTGTCTCCTTCTTTTCTGTGTTTTGCTCGGTCTGTTTCTTGCTCAGAAGTTCCACAATGAATCATATTCTTTCTATAATACATTACAAGGCTAATTCTTTTTGCATCTTCATCTAAAATTTTAATAGGTGTATTGCCGTGCCATTGATGAACGTCTACTAATAATAAATCAGAGTTTTGTAAATCAAAAGCAACTCCCCATTTTGGAACTACAAAATAACCTCCAACATAACGACCTTTGCGTAACGCAACTAAATTACCAAACCCTTTTTCAAAATCTCCTGCGTCGGTGTGAACGGCCGTCTGCCAATTCTTATTAACAGTAACAGTTGTAAACGCTGTGTCATTTATAACAAAGTCTTGTGCAGTTTTATCTGCTTCATCTCTTTGTAATTTATATTGCTCTGGCATTAATTGAGCATACGCTCTGTCAACAAACTTTATTATTGGATAGGCTTTTTTGAACTTGTTAAATTGTTTTTCATTAAAAGCTGTTTGTCTACAATAAGGCGTTCTTGGATTCCTGTCAAAGTATCCTATAATACCACTTGCAACAGCATCAACCAAAGCTGTGTTTGACTTTGTACCGTCTTTCTTTATTCTTTGTTCTGAGAAAGTCCCTTTATCATTCATTGATCCTCCGCTAATACCCCTGTTTGATGAAGATATTGCAACTGACTTCAGTGCGTTGTATGCGTTTGAAGCAATGTTAGAAGGAATTACTTTTTTACGAAATTTGGCTACACATTGTCCTGTTTCTTCACAATATACATCTGCGTTATATGTTACAAGTGTGTTATAATCCTTTTCGCTAAGTAATGTGCCTTTGAGCTTGTCAACCTGATTATCCGACAAGTTCGGCTTTAATTTTATTATTTCAACTGATTCTTTCATACGCATCCTTCATAACCTTAAAAACAGTATCAGTTAGATTATCTGTTTTTAAATGTTTCCTCAAGTCCAATTCCCATTTTTTAAATTCGGGTTCAGTACTTGTTGTTAAATAAAGTTGAACCATTTTAACGTGAGAGTTTTCTAATTGATCTTCAGGGAAGTTATAATCACCTGTATCCTCAATTTGTGTATTAAAATCATCTGCGTCTTCCCATTTAGGTATATTCATACCCCAACTTTTTAACGAATCGGTGTCCCATTCATTCGCTAACAAATCCCAATCCCATTCTCCAAAGCCTACGTTGTCTTTGATTATGAATTGTTGTTTTTGGGTGTCTGACCAACCCTTTGCGATGTCAATATAAACTTCTTTAAGTCCTGCCTCTCTGCAAGCCTTTAATCTCATATTGCCTCCTAGTACCGTCATATCTTCATCGACAACAATAGGGCGTTTCTCTAACATCTCAGGAAATTCCTTAATGCTTTTAACTAATTGATTGAATTTATAATCCTTTATGACTCTAGGATTATTTTCGTTTGAAAAGATTTTATTTATTTTAACTTTCATATATTAAGTAATTTACAATTGTGTATTTCTTGCAACCATTCTTTCAGGTCTTTCTTATCACCATAAATATAGTGACAATTTCTACACAATGCCATAAGGTTCTCAATAGTGTCTTTTTTCTTAGTTCCACCCATCCCTCGAGCTTCTATGTGGTGAATGTCTATTGCTTTACCTCCACATACCTCACAGGGGATAAAGTCTGTTTCATCGTATCCCATCTCTTTTAAGTAGAGCTTGGTGTGTTTCTTCATTTATTGGATTGTCGCTCTATCCACTTACGATACATAAAAGCGGCCGTTGCTAGTCTCTGAGGTTTGTATTTGTATTTGCCTCTTAGTTGAGCCATTGCGATCCTGATAAAGTCCTCTCTCATTGTAATACGCCTTTAATTGTGTATGAATCTAAGTCGTTATGATTGATAAAAAACTGCTTGTAATTCTCTAGGGCCTCTTTGAGCTTTTTGTATCCCTTGTTTACAAACGAATCGGTCATACTGAATATGCCTATGTCCAGAGAATTTTTATCCAAAGCAATAAACTTAAAGTTGCTGATTGGTACATTAAAGAGTTTCGTGTAAATAAATGCTTGAACGTCATAACCATATTTCTCGGCTGAGTATTGGAAGGCTCGGATGTCTTGAGTCGTTTTAAGGTCTGCAATAAACGAATGCTTAGCGTCATAGATATCCGCCTTGCCTCTGAAAGCATAACCCTCCAACATCTCTATTGCAGGTACTTCAAATTCACAACCTCCTATCAAAGATAAAACGTGTTCGTTGCGTAAGGTAGCGTCAACGACTCTCATATTGTCATCGTGTTCTTTGGCTGTTAAGACGATCTTATTTGATTTTGCCTTTGCTTCCTTGTACGCCTTCGCGTTACGACTCTGAACATCTACAATGTGAAACCTTTCGTCAAACATATGAGGCTCTAATATCATTGTATGAATAAAGTTGCCTACCTGTAAAGCTGTTGAATCGTTGTTCTGTCCGTATTGGGTTACGAACTTATAATGCTTAGGACTTTTGTTTAGTAGCTTAATGTTAGAAGAACTCATTGCTCTACTTCCCAGATGACCATAATAGAAATCATCATCAACCATTTTTTTTAGGATGGCTTTTTTCTCCCAAGTGTCGCCATTTAGTAATGTTATCATTTTATCTTATCAATGGTTTGTATCAATTCGTCTTCAAGATAATCTTGCCACCTACTATTTTCTTTGTGAACCAAATAAATAAGGTGTGATAAATCTGAATAAAGGTTTGTTATATCGAAAACAATTAATTTGTCGTCACTTCCATATTGAATATGCAACTCGTTGTTTTCTGTCCACATTGTATGGGTGTCATAAACATAAGTATGTTTTTTCGCTTGGATTAACTTCTGTTGCAAATCTGCTATCTTTTCTTTCTGTGTCATACTTCCTCCTGAATTAAATTTACAACATCTTCCCCGATTATATAAACGATCATATTTACAAGCGTTTCAGCGTTGTCGTAAGTCCTCGCTTCACCAAAGTTAAAGTTTTCGTAATCCTGTACAAAAGCGATTCCTTCAAAGGCGTCTACGTTGTGTTTCTTTAACCATTCAGAGGCCTTGTGGTAACCTATAATGTAGTAATCTTCGTTGAATATGAGGTCGTGAAGGTCTTCCCTTTCAAAGTCAAAGTCGTTTCTCGCGTCTTCAACGTGTTGCGTTAACTCTTCTTTTATTGAATTTATTGATTCTTGTTTCACTGTTATTGTGTTTTAAAATTAATAAAAAAGGGAGGTGTTACCCTCCCTCTATTTTTTTTAGATTGTTGTTAAGTCTATTGTGTTTTTGTAAACTCGACTACCAACTGCGTATCCTGCGTTCCAAAGTTCTTCTCCTGAACCTATTTCTACAACTGTATAGTATTCTTTATTTTCTAATACTATCTTATCTGTGTAGATTGAATCACCTTTTTGATAAGTTATTGTTCCGTCTTTAAAAATAATTGCTTGCATTTTTTATTGTGTGTTTTAATTATTATTTAGCTAATATAGTAAAACTTTTACAATTATCAACTATTTAAATCAATTTTTTTTCCTTCGTTGATATTTAAGTATCCGACCTCCTTGTTTATTTTATTATTATTTGAGAAGTCTGTTGTGCGCGGCATCCTTCTTTCTTCCCACTTAGGATTAAATTTACTAAGATCAAATGCCCAGATTCCCTCAGGTGTTGAATTGATATAATAGGGTGTTGTGTTGAAACTCTTAGAACGCTTTATCAACGCATCGTATTTTGCCTTCTCAATTAACAGGTCATCGTAATGAGTCCTGCGACATTTAAGCTCAATGTCAAGATTATACTTTTCTGAATAGCAATCATATTTTGAATATTTGAACTCCGACAATTTAAGGTCAGGTATCTTCTCTCGAAGAAATTCAAATAATTCAATCTCCCTCATAAGAATTATATATCGCTTGAAGTTGTACGATCCTTTCTTTTAGACAAGAACCGCAGTTCGTCATCTCTACGCTCTGGTGAAAGACTCTATTGTATATGCCATTAAGCTCCACCTGTTGCTTGACATTTAGAACGGATCTATTTATTATTGTTCCAATAAAGTCGTATTCGTCTCTTGTAAGGCATTCAGGTTGTTTGTAAGGGAATAACTTGTTTAGCTTCTCCTTTCTTGCATCACAGCCACAATCGACTCCTGTAGCCTCTACAAACCAATCAACAGCTTTTTTGATTCCTGTTGCTTTGGTTATCTTCTCTACTGTATCGCCTAAGCCTTTACTTTTTTGAGTCTTTGTATTTTTTGTAGGCTTGTTTCTTGCTTTCTTGTATTTTTTTTCTGCCATTGTCTAAAGTATTCCAAATTGATCTTTCACTTATTTTCGTTGATTCGCTAATCTTT